AAGATTAAGTACCAAACCATGTCCCTGTAACAAGCCGATATAATAAATACAAAACCATTATTAAAAACAACATCCCACTAATAAGCCTAAAAATCAATATCATAATTGGGCTTTCATTGTAAGTGTTATCAGGAGAGTATAAGCCCAATAATAAAGGATTATATATGCCAATTCCAGTTACAATGAGACCAAATATACAGACATAAAACTGTGGATCAATATTTCGAAAAAATCTAATTAATTCACTCATTTATATACTCAAAACAATCTTTTAGTAATAATACAAACAACACAATATATACAAAAACCCGCAGTGCATAGCACTGCGGGCAATAGCGCCAAATTATTTGGAGTACAATTTTGGCATTGATACAAAACCGCTTAATTACTATGTTTATAGCATTTTAAATTTTAAAAAGTTGAGCAACAGTTGAGTAACGCTTGAAATTTTAGAGCGATTTTAAGCGTCTATATAATATATACTATTATATAAATTATTTCAAGTTACAATCAAAACAGCCTACTAACTTAGAAAATTTTTTCTAAGTTAGTAGGCTTTCATGTTTTGGCCAGAATATACTTCCAGGAGTCCACCTGCTCCTGCTCAGGAGATATATGGATCACCTCTCAGTCATCGACGAATTGCACCTGCTAGTCCAAATACACCGCTTACCACGGCCCATGTATCACGTTGCCGTTTAAGGCGCTGTTCTGTTCGTTTGTTGCGTTTGATTTCCGCTTTCAATTCTTCTAATGATGTCGAGGCTTCGTTCAATTTCGCTTCTTGCGTTGTCAAGAGACTGGAGGCTTTCGTTAATTCTTGCCCCTGTTTCTCGTTGATTACTTTCAAGTCGCTCAATTCCTGCCCCTGTTTGTTGTTGATAGTCTTGAGCCTGCTCAATTCGTCTCCCTGCGTCGCTGTTAAGCTGTTGGCTTGTTGCAACGCTTTCTCGGAGCTGTTGATTGAGTTTTCTGCTTTCATCAAGCGCCCTTTGAGTTCGTTCCAACTGCTCACGGGTACGCTGATAGTCGGTTCTTGTATCGAGATACCCTCTGAGGAGGCTGCATGCGAAACAGATGATAAGAATGCTAAGCACACCACAAATAACGCGCTTAAGAGTAAACGCAGATACAATTTTGTTCTTGATAGTTTCATACATAATTACTCCTTCCTAAATATTACTACCCCACTGATTTCCCCACCATCGAGCGGTGCCACGTAACCAGTCGCCACCGCTCCATCGTTCATCACCTGTATGGCACACTAATAGGTCCCATCGGTCAACGTTGGAGTCTGGGCCATATGTGTTGTTAGGATAACCAGTCGGATCTAAATAATAGAGGTCGAGGCCGTCCTTATTATCAGCCGCCTCAGCGTGTGTCATCTGATGTTGTAGGTCAAGTGGTACACCAGCGTTAATAGTTAGCACGGCCATAATTTGTGTCATAGTGGTTAACTGTGCTTTGGTTGGTGGTTCGCTTCCTAGATTATTTTCACTGACAGCATCCCAACACGCTTCGATTGCAATGCCTACGGCGTTACTGTTGCGCATGTAGGTGTGTTCCTTATAATCAGTTAAGGCCTCCATATCAGTCCACATCGTGCCATCTCGGTCGATGTTGATATGGTAATCCTTGAAGTGCTTACCGCCTTTGACACCGGTCCAATGCAGATAGGCCTTTTCAATTTGACCATATGCATCTAGGGCTAAGGCCTTCAACTCGTCCATTGTAATTTGTCTAAACATTTATTTCCCCCTTTCATCATGGTTAACGTCATCAGATAGTTGTAGGCTAGGTCGATTCATAGGCAACGTATTCGGTTCTTCTAGCTTGTCCGGTATCCCGTTATGGTCTTTGTCGATGAACATGCCACAAAGCCCTACAATTGACATAAGTACCGACGGCACGAATATGTGGTCAATGATAAGAATACCCTTATCGATAAGCTGATTAGCCTCGGGCGATACATAGCCTTTAAACGTTGATAGTACATACTGTGCAACGACTAACACCATAGGTACTAGCATGACGAGGACTAGCGCCCTCGTTGCTAATACTCCAGTTGGCCGTATGCCAGCGATTCGGATGGACTGATAGGACCGCTTGATGCGGTTAATTATAGCTAACTTATCCATTGCCCCTCCATGCTCGGATAATCTCTAATACGCCCTGGAATACCTTTCCAAAGTCGACGAGGTCATCCTCAACCATTTCGCGTAAGTTCTCAATAATTGACCAGCACTCTGAGAAGAACGGAATCAGCATGAACATAAATGAGAAGATATGGTCCAGGAATAGTTCAGTATTTGGAATGGGTATATCTGGGAGTGATTCAAATACTACCGATAAGACCATCCACGCGGGGTACTGGACGCATAACTTCGTTAGTAAATCGGAGCGTAAGCGTTCACTCATTAGGTACCTACGTTTTAGCCCTGTTGTAGCGTCAACATATCCACCCTTCCCCCATCCATACCATGCGAGCGTTGTAAGTAATGTAATAGGTGTATTGTTCCTGTGATTATCCTTATTGTACCTAAGCACCTCCGTCGTAATGCGTTGCGCTGCGTCAATGAAGAGCAGTACAGTCGTTAATATGATGATAACGCCCATACTGACAATATGCTCATGTGACACACCGCTAATCAGCATTATTAAAATGTCGTTCAATATATCCATTCACTCCCCCTAAGTGTGATAGTTAATAAGGGAGAACATACCCGATTTAGTACAAACGAATCCGTCAACGTCCGCCAAGCCTCGCCCATGAAATCAGTTAATTCTTGCATGTGTTCCCCCTTTAGTATTCCTGTGGATTAATTATACATAGCCCATTGGAGCCCCTGTTCCAATGTACCGATGTTCAGTGTCCGACCAAATTAATTCCGTGTAATTAAAGGTAGTCTGCTGGAGCCCCTGTTCCAATGTACCGATGTTCAGTGTCCGACCAAATTAATTCCGTGTAATTAAAGGTGGTCTGCTGGAGCCCCTGTTCCAATGTACCGATGTTCAGTGTCCGATACCAAGTTAAATCGTTTGTTTTAAAGCTAACATTTTGAGGATTGTTTACATAAATCGGAATTTGTTTAGATGATACATTATCATTGACAGGTTGATTGCAATATAAGACTACTGGAACGCTAGATTTAATTTGAATGCTAGAAATTGATTTATTAGCCCAAGCCGAAGGAATAAACGTAAACCCTTGACCTCGATATCTTGAAAAATCTGTATCCTCGTAGTTTGTAGCGTTAATTTTTAAAGTACTACCAAATAATTCATATTTAATGCCCCTATCGGTTAGAGTATCATCAGCAGCTGCACCAGTTTTAACGCCAGCAATTGTATAGTCTGCTACTTTCACACCTGTGAAATTGTGATAGGCGAGTTTAATATCATCTTCACCTAATGGCGGAATAGTAATAGTGCAAGCACCAGTACTATCGAGCGTGAAAGGTGTATCGTTGCCGACTACCTTAACGCTGTAATGTGGCTCGCCTGATACGGATACAACTTGTTGCCCTTGAATTACGCTAGGAATAGTTAGAGACTTAAATTCGGTACGAGGAAACGGCTTGCCAACATTTCCAATTAAGGCTGTGAGCACGTCGTCAACGTTGGCACTTTCGCACCACACGTTACCTTGTAATAAGAGTTGATGAGCGTTGTCTGCTGTAGCACTTGCGCCGTCTTTCCCTTTTAACGATTTTAGCCACTCAACATCTGCCCCTTGAAATCCGTTTAATTGAGCGATTTGAAAGGCACTTAGCCCATCCTCGCCCTTATCACCTTTAGGTCCTTTCAAAGCCTCTAATTGTTCAGGTGTAAAATCCTCATATCGGAATGGTTCGCCCTTTGGTCCAGGTTCACCTTGAGGACCTTGTACCCCTTGTAAGCTGTTGAGCCATTCCTGTTCAGTACCTCTGAACCCATGAGCCACCGCAATAGCATAGGCGCTTTTACCTAGACCCTCGATAAGCGGAATTGTGGTTGCCTTATCGAGTTTTAAAATTAATTCGTTTTCCATACAAAGTACCTCCTTATTTATGCATTGAAATATCTGGAACGATGGTAGCGGTTCCCTGTCCAAGTTTTATCCATTTCTGATCATTGTAGATGAAAGCATCATACAGGTAATCGCCACCCTTTAAATGGGCCTCAGCGGAGTCCTTTCCACTAATGAAGAACCCAACCTGTTTAGACTGTACCACAGGTGTTAACTCTAATTTCATATCATCATAGGGCCGTTTACGAATTTTGCAGACGGCCTGGTATTGACTTAGGTCCATATCGGAGCCAGGCGGTACGACGTACGTCATGCCAAAGTCCTGCCCTGCGTATATTGTGATGTCTTGTTCAATCATTCGTTGTGCCTCTCATTCATATATCAAATTATGATTTCCTAAGATTACTTACGTCGGCAACTAGCAACCTTAGGCGCGAATCAACGCCAGCATCTGCTAATGCATCTTTGGTCGTTATATCTGTTTGCCATGTAGCTCCTAGGGTCAATGTGTTTCCGCCCTTGATAGATACGCCATAGCCAAGGTATTCCGCTGAATACACGCCGTCCGATGGGCCAAAAGGAGATGGAGGGGAGTTGAGCAAGCAAACTGCAATAGACTGAACATTGTATGAACGAGACAATATATCATTACCAAACTTTAGATAACGATCATCCTTTGGGTCTTGCCAAGGCTTACAGTCATTTATATCAATATCGATATAATCTAATATGCGCAAAGCAGGATAATCTGAATCAAATAACGTTTGCCCCTGTTCGTTAAATACCTGCAATCCTGCTCGAATCTTGCCCGTAGAATTAGTATCCCGAGATGTATAGTTATCAAATAAATAACAATCAACACCCGACGATTCTGGCGATAATGCTTGAGGATGTGCATGCATTCTATAATGCGGGTATACCATACACACTTGACGCGCAAATGCTGAGGCGATAACACAATCTTCATTAATAGGTTTAATAAAGTTCAAATACATTCTTCCGCTATCATCAGCCGCAACACGCGTGTTGAAAAATAGGCTAACAACTTTTGGCACGACGCTGTGCAATTTAAAATTTCTGTACTCATCGTTAATGATGATTTGATTTTTGTCATTGTTGACTTCGAGATAAGTTGCGCTCATATTAGTATTCTCCTATAAATAATACAATCGCCAACGTATCATTATCAAAGAAATGGTTATTAATCCGTGTATATTCCCAGTACACCATATCTTGATTAATCCAAGTTTTGATAAATTTCGTTGTTGGGAAGTTCCCCTTATAAGAAACGGATACAAAAGGAATAACGTATATAGTTGTATCCTTTTGTTTACCTATTACTTTTGCTGACCCAGTCCACGATGTGCAAGGGACGCACATTAACGAGCGAGTCAACCTCGCATCAGTAGACAGTATTTTTTCTCCATATTCGTTATATATTTCAATCCCCTGTGGCATTTTATGTTTTCTCCTTATTATTAGTAGTACTGCAACCGCCATCGCTAATAGTAGCAGAATTAAGATTATTAGAATTATCATCTAAACACCCCTAACCTCACTCTCAGTACATTGTTATCATCAAATACACGGATTAAGTTATCGCTAATTTCAACCCTTGCGCCACTCGTTTTAGTTCGAAGAGTGCCAATTGTTGCAGTGATAGCGTCAAGGCTATCAACCTTTAACTTATCCGCGGTAACGCTATCCGCTTGTAACTTGTCACTACTAATGGATAGGGCTTGTATCTTATCGGCGCTTACCGAGTTAGCCTGGAGCATACCCTCGGTAATGATGTTATTATCGAACAGTGCTTGGCCAGTTACATGTAATATCTTGCCATCAATTCGAGTACCTTCCGGAGATAAGTTAATCCGGCTAACAATATCCTTACCACTCATATTACCGATAGCTTGGGTTACCCGAAGGTCAATACCATTGGATAATGTAGTAATTTGACCAGATAGGTTCTTATTAAGGTCAGATACCTTTTGGGTAATGCCCCTATCAAGTTGAACCAATTTAGATTCAAACCCATTAATGGAGGTTTTCATCGTTCCGACTTCGGAACTCATAGCTTGGATGGTATCGTCCATTGCTTTTAGCCCTAATGCTTCCGCATCAAGTAGGCTCTTATCAACTCTATCCTTAATAGTGACCGACTTCTCAGCCACTAAGCTACTACCGAACACATCGACGTATTCACACCGCACACGATACACCCCGGCCTTATTGGAGTAGGTGAGCATGCTTGACGTGGTTTCTAAATCGTCCGTACGATCATCACCGATAACGTGGCAACGAATAACGTATGCCTGTGGTGGCTTTGCCCCAAAGTATAGACTGAACCCTCCGAGTTGGTCCTTAACCTCGAACGTAGGCGCCTCTAACTGCGGTAAGTTGTACGAATACGTTGCCGGCGTTGAGTACTTACCTAGTGTACTTCGCGCGTGCAAGTACACGGTGCCACTTCGTTTCGTAAGTGGTAGGTTAGCCGATGTCCCTTTCACTTTAGCAAGGAGCGCGTTGGTATCCTTCCCTGGGTCATTATCGGTGCGTAGTTCGTAGTAGTCCACATCAGCGTTAAGAACATCGTTCCATGAGGCGGTGGCGTGGTCCTTGAACGACACAGTAAAGTTCCTAGGCATGTCCGGTACTTCGTCCATGGCTTTGACTACGACGTCAACTACCTGTGCGGTATCGGAGCGATTACCGAACCTGTCCACGGCCACGGCTTTAACCTCGTACTCTTCCCCAGGGCCCAAAGCTTTGATGATGACCTGGCTGTTACTACTACCCGCGTACTGCCAGTCTTGACCTGTGACGGCTTGGCCATTCTTAGATTTCAGTTTGTACCACACCTCAGCACTGTCAAAGTTGCCAGGGTTAGCAGGTGGTTCGAACATCACTTGAAGATCATAGTACACGCTCTTATCAGCGGTTAGATTATATCGGCTAATGACATGTAGGTTCTGCACGTCGCCAGGCGCTTGCATCTTAGGAATAACGATTTCCTTAGTAACCCCTGTAGTGAGTTGCCCTAAATCGTTAATCGCTTGTGCCTTAACCTCGTAGGTAGCCCCTAGCAGTACGTCAGATATCTCCGTGTTATTAGGTGATGCGGGGAAGTTCCCAACATATTTCCAGGTATCACTTTTAGCATTCCGATAGTTAACCACTACGTTGGTTATCTTGCCGTCACGAGGAAGTTGCCAACGGACGGCTATCCGTGAGTACATAATGCCATTAGCACCGTATACATCACTCACTAGGCCAATATCCTCGATATCGCTCCCAACTTCCGATTTATAGTCGATAGTTGGTACAGTGCCATCATCACTCGTATATACCTCTGGATAGTATTCCATGCACTGTATTTTACGAGTAAGGTCTGTACCGCCCTCCGTAATAGCTAGCACTCTGAATGGTTTAGCTGCTTTAGTTAACTCACCAAAGGCGTACACACTGCCAGGTTCGACTGTAATCGACTCCTTAACCGTTACGTTACGTCCGATGACACTCAATACTGTGAGCGTAGTCACGGCATCGGTAGCATTGTTACGTATCAGTAGTTGGTACTGCTTACCAGGTAATGTCGATACCTCCTTATCAAGTGTGATAGTATTACCTGTAACAGCTACTACTCGGCCACCTTCGCCCCATTCAGGCACGTCATGTTGAATAAGAATGATATCCCCTATCGTACACGCTATGGCGTCTGTGAATGCTTCGATAGATACAGTACGCACCTCGTACTTATTGCATCGTAGATAGTGCTTACCATGCTTAAATGCCTGGTCTAAGCTAGTACATCCCATGAGCTCTATTTGTGCAGGGTTGGTAAGTGTATCCGATTCATCGTAGGTGTCGCCATACACGGGGATAACATCACGTTCATAGTCCTTATCCTTATTAAGGAAAGAGATTTCCACGGAGTTGGCACGGCTTTGGATACCTTGGAACTCTTCTGAAAAACTACCTTGCTTAATGTTGGCCACCGTGAACAACTGCACCGGTGTTGACTTATAATCACTAACACATGTGAATCTAGTCCCCTGTGGAATGACTTTACCTCGCCCTACATTTTCCGGATATTTGAGCGCATCCCATAAACGGCTAGCGCTATCGTAGATATAGTTAAAGGTGAATCCGTTCTTATCGCAGTTATTGGCCCAGGCTTTAAATGCATCGTAGTCCATACGTCCATGAGGTTGGCCAAACACTACATACTCATCGCCAAACTTACGAGCCATATGAAGTAGATCATACGCCGCCCATGCCGGGTTATCCGCGCGTTGGACTTCGTACTTTTGTTGATAAGGGTTGAATACGTACACGGCGGAGCGTTCTTGTATCCAAGATACTTCAGGGTCAGAGCCGTTAAGCTGAGATGTGGCCAAAGCTTTAATACCAATAAGTGCTTTACCTGGATGGACGAAGTCATCGTATATAATCTGAGTTAACTGGTTCCAGTACACCTTATTACTGTATCGGATTGAGTTGCCATCCTTACTGGAACAGCGAACACGGACTTCATACTGTGCCTTATCGAGGTTATCGAATCGGTACACGCGATAAAACGCAGTGTTAGTAGCCTCTGTAACCTTGCCCTTATAGTCGCCTTCAGCGATTTCTGCATCAGACTTTTGACGAGTAAAGGACCATCCGTCGCCGGATTTCTTAACAAAGGCTTGCATGCCTTTTTGATTGGAGAGCGGTAACTTATGCCACTCTTCATTCTCACCAACTTTGCGGATTTCCGCGTCAAGAGTAACCGATGTAGCATCCATGCCGCCTGTATCATTGGAGTAATACAAGCCATTAGGGAAGCTGATAGTTAACTCGATAGCGTTGCACGCATCACCTTGAACACGTTGCGTACTCCATCCGGTTTTTAATTCGTAATTGAGTACCTGGTCAGCGTAGGTATCATTGAAGTTAGGGATAACGGTTTGGTCATTGGTGCCTAAGCGTATATCCACTTGTACATCTTGGTAGTTACTAATTGGGTTGGCGTTGATGCGGATATCTTCAATTTTGGATAGCTCACCTTCGCCAGCACAATATAAGAGGTTAAGATACTGCTTTTCGCCATCGCTGATAATATGACGAGATAAGAGAAGCCCTGCGCTCTTCATACGGCCATACGTAACGGCTAGAGGGTACCCTTGACCCGTTACAGTCTTAGCACCGCCCCACCCATAGGTATTAGCCTGTGCAGAGTCTGTATGAGACCGGTCAGCCTTTGGCTGAGTCAACTTATTAACAAGCATATTGCCAATCATACCAATGGCCATGGAAAGTACTGTACGCCATATTAGACTTTGGATACCAAATATAGCGCCACTTGCGATACCGCCTGTGGCGATACTAAGGCCTATTGTTAAGATGATTCCAAAGAACTTACCGTCGATTTGAGGCATGGCCACGATATAATCGCCATCGTTAACAATGGTATCGAGCGTAGCCTCTTGGCCATTAATGGAGTATACCCAGTCGCCATCTTGTTTAATATAAAAGCTCAATGGCTTATTCGCCTTATAAGGGCGATATTGTGTTTCATGCTGATCCGGTTTAAACGGATTCCTTACAAGCACTACATTAATCATCGGCTACTCCTTTCTATCGTATATATGTTTAAGTCTAGGAACGTATTTAGAAATATGTTCGATACATACACCGCTTGGCTTAGTGGCGTGAATGAACCTTCCATCGCCTAAATACACGCCTACATGGTCCAGTTCCTTACCTTTAAGGGAGAATACCAGGACACTGCCCTCCGTAGGTTCCTTGACCTCTTGCCACTCGTCCATAGGAATATCTGTGTAATTCGGAAGTGTAACACCATTACGGCGATACACCTCGGCCACTACGTCCCAACATTTGAGCTCCTCGAATGGAGTACCTAGCATATCAGACATATCACTTGTTAGATGCATACAGACCTCCCTGTGGAATCGTTGGCTCGCCTCCGAATCGAACGCTATTACCTAGTGCTCGACATCGTGACAAAGTCTTATTACACTCGGTTTCATCGCCTTTATATCCACACTGAACACCTTTGAACTTGAAAGGACAAAAGTCCTTCATGATGCGGACTAAGGGGAACCGACGTGTGAAACTAAAATCCGTACCTAGTGTGAACTCCATCCATTCAGCATTAGCAACGGAGCCTGTAATAACGAAGTGTTCTTCTACTTCGCACACGTTCGGTACATTTGTATTTATTACACGGACAATGACATTCGCACCCGTGAACCCTTGATTATCCTCCGCCAGGCGTTGGATAGTCCGTGTCACATTGGACACGGACAATTTAACATTTGGAAGGTCAGTCGAGTTATGGTTGACATCCGCTAATTTAAACGGAAATGCGATGTACTTATTCCCTTGAAAGGTAATATCCTCGGTGTTATACACGAGCCGTACGATATCACCTTTGTATTCAATATCAAGGAGCATGAGCCATACACCTGTGGCGTCTATTTTGTTTTTCTCCAAGATAGAAGCTGTTGAAAGTGTTAACATATTATGCCTCCTGTAATTTCACGGTACCAACCCATATGCCGTAATCATTCGCTGCGAAATCTAACTGATCACTGAATCGTACCTTGATAGTTTCCTTCGTTTCAGGGTTCGTCCAGTCAAACACCGTTGAACAGTTGACCTCATCAAAGAACGCCCTTAGCCGTAAGTATTCGGAGGTCGGCACCTTATAATTCACGTTGTATGACCGTAGGGCCTTAGTCGTTTTACGACGACTAATAATCGTCATATTCTCCACTTGGCCCTTATATGTCATATCCGGTGTAGTTTCTTGAATTGGATATATTGGATATCTAATGTTTGGAAATGTTGCCATGATTAACCTGCGGCTGCTTTAATTGCATCCCGCGCACCTCCTTTATTATTTGTTACGGCCTTAACCATTACATCGATGATGTAATTTTCTCCATCGAATCTCGAACTTTGTTGCTCAGATTCAAGGGCTTGGCCAGATTGGTTGATGATGTTAACAGTAACGTTATTCCCCTGATTACCACCTAGCATCTTCCGTGTTTGACTAGCGTTATAGATACGATGTGATGCGTTGAATTGAAGGAGCTCCGGTCCGTTTTCACCAACCAAGGTCATGCCCGTTGGTGCTACACCGCCAGACGCGAACTTAGAGAAGCCTCGACTACTGAACGCTGAACTAAAGGACCTACCTGTGGAGAAGGTACGTCCACCTCCGCCAATATTCCCTATGCCTCCGGCCAATCCACCGAATAAGCCTTGTAGCTTCGGTTGTAGGTATTGTTGGAAGGATAGGTTCACCATCATCTTGATAATGCTGTTCGTCATATCCTTGAATATGCTAATTAGCCCTTTACTGAAGGACTTCGTACCTGTGGCCATAGCCTCGAGATTACTTGTCCAGGTGGAGTTGATATTGCTCATCGTACTGTCAAAGGTCGACTTCGCAAGGTCAGCATAATTCACTGTTTCCTCTTGATATTGGCGCGCAGCTTCCATCAATCGAGATTTCAAGTTACGCCCTGCCATCTCCCATAGTTTTTGTTGGGCTTCAACTAGGTTCTTCTCGATTTGTAAGCGTTGCGTAGCCGTCATCTGTGCATTAGCTAGCTCGTCCTTGGAATAGTCGATATAGGCTTGCAATTGTTCGGCCAATATCGCATCGGACTGGTCCTGTGTAAGGTGGCCAAGTTTCACCAGGTTGGACTGATGATCTAATGCTTCAGTCGTTTGAGTGTAGGCAAGCTCTCTGATTTTCTGCTCTGTATCGGCTACGAGTTTCAATCGTTCCGACTCTGCCTTCTTCTCAGCGAGTTTCTTGTCCCCTACAGCCTTGGTGTACTCCCGAACGTTATCATCAATTTGAGCCTTTTGTGCATCGGACTCGGTCTTGATGAGCTGGAGTCTGTCCCCTGTACGTTCAAGGTCAAGTTTCGTAATATCCTCATTCATCTTGCGAACGCGGATAGTTTGATTACGCTCCGCCTCAGCAAGTTTCTTTTGATATACTTCTTCGTTCTTGGCCCTTGCCTCGGCCACTAGGTTGGAGTTGGCCAACGCTTGTGCGTTAGCATTCTTAAGGGCATCTGTAGAAGCCGATACGCTTGCAGATGTGCCTACTAATTTAGCCGTATCCACATATCCTGTAACCGCCCCGAAGTCCCCTTCGACGGACTGCTTAGCAACTACCCCTGTACTAGAATTAGCACCAGTGTATCCGCCGTTACCATCAGAGATTACGATGTGCTTATCACCAAGAACTACGACGCCATCACCTGCTTGAGGTGTATATCCATCACCAGCCGGATGCCATGCGCCCGCAGCTGCTGCCGCGTCCATAATGGAAGGAACATAACGAGGTACGTCCTTTCCGAAGGTCTCCTTAACAGAATCCGCAAATAGCTTGCCACAGTCCGTAGCCCAAGTACCATCGGCACCTTGTGAGTAGGCCTTGCCAAGTTGAGCATTAGCTGCAGCTAATACGCCGGAAGCTTCACCGCTACCACCACCTACGCTATTAAGCCCTGCTGCGGAACGAATAATATCTCGAATGTTCTTATTGTTCGATTCGTATTGGTTCTTAGCGTTGAGCTTATCGATTTCGTACTGACTACCGTCAATCTCCAACGATTGGAGCGTTAGGCTTCGAATCATGTCGTTAAGACGTTCCACGGAGCTAGCTAATTTTTCAGCCGCTTGTTCTGCTTTCTTAGCTGCAGCTTCTTGAGCCTTCGCCGCTTTGCCAGCTTCCTCATTAGCCTTATTAATGGCTTCGTTATTCGATAAGCCGTTCTTAGCGTTCTCGATTTCCTGGTCTAACTTGGCCTGTTCCTCTTCAGCTTTCTTCTTCGCCGCGTCAGCCTCTTCTTTAGCCTTCATCGCAGCGTCAATTTGAGCGCCTTCCTCCTTAGTGGCTAGGCGGTCATTCTTAATAAGTCCGAAAAAGGAACTATCCTCAACCCAGTACCGTCCGTCGTGGTTCGCCATGTAGGCTTCACTGGTGCCCTTATCGGAGTTCAGATTCCGATGGGCTTTCATACCATTGACTTCAACACCTAGGTCAGTACCTTTGGTACGTTCCTTGTATCGATAGTCAAGCAATGCTTTACCTGCCAACGCAATAGCACTGGCCAAGGCTACCCAAGGACCTGCAGCTGCTAGAGTAGCAAGTCTCATGAACTTCAAGGCAGTCGTTACGGACTGAATCACGGTTACAGCAATACCCGCCTCAAAACTAAATTTCACTACCCCTGAGATAGCTTCCTTTTGCTCGGTGGCCATATTGCTATAGGACTTCGTTAAGTCGATAGCCCATTGCGTATAGTCCATGATGACTGGTAATAACTCTTGACCAATCATGATGGCCAATCGCTTACCTGTCTGTTCCATGTCCTTTAATTGGCGATTGAACTGCGCAGATTTCTGAGCCGCTTCATTGTCAATGATAAGGCCCATGGCACGAGCTCGGTCTTCGACTTGCTTCATCGCCTCGGCGGACATGTTCAGCATGCCATGAAGTTGGTACCCAGTCTTACCAAACAATTCCATTTCGACGCGAGTTTTCTCGGCGCCATCCTTCATGCCTCTTAGGCGTTCCTGGATAATTTGGAATACTTCAAGGGTGTTCTTCCCTTGAATCTGATCAATACTAATCCCTAACCGACTGAACATATCGGTCGCAAGTTTCCCCTCTGCGGAGGCTGTTTGCATTTTGTCTTGAGCGGTTGATACTGCCTTCGCAAACTTGGCAAACGCCGTAGTGCTTACGTCAGTCGCTACGCCCATATAGTTGGCCACGGATATAAAAGTACTAGCCTGTTCCGCGGTGGCACCAGTCAAGGACTGCATTTTCTTAACAGACAAGTTCCAATCGAGAGCCTCCTTGGCAAGTTTTGAACCTAAACCGGTGATACCTGCGCCGGCTCCAATGGTCAACATTTCAGTCTTTAATTTTGCTAGCTCGGCAACTGTACCCTTAGAGGCGGCTGCGATTTTCTCTAAACCGGCTTGCGTATTCTTATCGGTCAGTTGCACTACGATATCTACTACATTATTCGACATCCTTATTCATCGCCTCCATTTCTAAGCCCTCTAATATCCACATGAGATTAAACAACATCGGACCCAGATTGATATTGTTCATTTCCGCTACATTGCGAATAGCCGGATAATCGAATCCTGCTAACCCTCCTGTGTGATATATTCGCTGACTGCGTGATAGGGTATACAGCTTCATAGCCAATTTCGTACCAAATAATAGGTGTGGAGGATTGTATTCACACTCCGAGCAGTCGAAGGACTGCCGGGTGGCGGATTGTAACTCCCTACACCCTTTGCAATACTTCGGACGGTCAGAGGACATCCACCCCCACACCTCTTTTAGTTTTTTTCCGTTTCGTCTTGTACCTGGAAGGTAGCTGTGATAACTTTGCCTGCAAAGTCCATAGCTTCCTTATCAGATACAGTATTAAGGTCCTCATCGCTAAGGCCATATACATCCATCAAGATGAACCGCATAATGTCACGGCTACGAATGATACCCGCTAATTGATCATCTTCTTCGACTGGACAATATACAAAGTCCAATCCTGCTTTAATCAATGATTCACGTTCAGACCATGTGAGGGCTCTTGCTTTTAATTCCTTACCTTGAATCTTCATAGTTACCTCCTATTAATACGATGCTTGCGTATTAGTTAATTCGAATAGAATAGCAGACGCTTCAGCATCGTCACCGTAGTATGCTTTGAATGGCATTTCGATGTTAACGCCTTTAGGGCCATCGATACCTGGAGAGTTACGTTCGTAAATCAATTCAGGTAATTTGATAACCAAGGAGTTAGTACCCTTGGTAAGTGTCAATTCAAGGCTAGATTCTGTACCATTTACGGCTTTGTTCAATAAGTCCATGTTTTGGAAGAACGCTTTCAAGGTGCCGGATACGCCGACAATACCTGTATCAATATAGGTACGGAACCCTTTATTACCGATAGCGTAGGAATCACCATCCAAGCCGAAATCAATGTTAAGGCTTAGGGACAATACGTTAGCAACTGTCACACCGCCTTCTTTGATTGTGGCTTCTAGGTTTTCAAATGGTGTAAATGCAATTTGAGTAGGTGCTGTATCAAATGGCACCGCCGCCATTGTTTCCTTACATCCCATTACGTCGATAGTGGCTGTTAACTCGGAGTCACCGCCAAAGTTAAGCGCCATCTTATTCATCCGAACGCCACTAAACTGTTGATATGTGCTGATATCCTTATAGCCTTGCTCGAATGTAGCGGATGGCATATCCGGACCGATTTTGAACACATGCTTATGCGCGGAACCTGCGCCGGCTGTGGAAGTTGGAGCCCCGAAAGCGAGTTTCAACCAATAGCCGAAGCCGATTACATCGACTGGAGGTGTAATACTACCGGATGCGTCGATGTTACCACGGCTAGGTGCAGCCGGATTACGCGTACCTCGAATTACATTAGAATCATTTAGATTTTGGCTTGCTTTTAGAGAGGAACTAATGATTGGCATAACCACGCCACCGGTGGACGGTGTAACGCCAAAGTCAGTTTCAAAAGCCATTGTTAATTTGGATTGTGCGCCTTGCGCACGTTTAGCTACTGCCATGTTATCCTCCTATTAATATTCAACGTGACCGCCAATTACGTGCGGTATTTCTATTGTGAATGTGGCCTTGCCTGGATACACAGGGCGCCACGATACATTATCCGTTTCATAGTCAATGTTAATGACTGGATAATTAGGGTTGACGGCCATAATACATTCAATGAGTAACTGGCCAAGTTCATCGGTTTCAAAGGCCCCTGTATAGGTAATGACACGGCCATTACGCTCCGCTTCCTTCCGATGTACGCCCCAGACGAGTTGGAGTGTATACGAATAGGAATCCGCAAGCCCTTCTGACTTCGAATCCATAAGGACGATTACGCACGGGCAATCCTCTTCGAGGGGAGCCCCTGCATCGTCATACCCTACAAATATGGATAGGTCCTTACCGTACTTCGCCTTACAGAACTCATTGATACGATCATTATCCTTAATAGCCTCAACCCAACGATTCGCAATCACTGCGAGTGGAATTGTTTGCATAGCTACCTCACTTTGTATACTCGATTACTGGAGCCCCACGAGGTATTTCCGAGTGCGTACTCCCCGATTTTCTTTTCAAGGAACGGTACGAGTTTAGGTTGAAGTACGTTACGCATCGGACCGAAGGTTTCACGAGGTTTAATGGTGAAAGTCGTTTTCCCCTTGGCCAACTGGAACCCATGCGCGAATAGTTTCTTACGCATGTTCTCTGTTATTTCCTTGGTGTAGCCCTTCTCTATCTGTTCCCCTAATTTCTTAGCGGAATTAGATAGCCACCCAACTTTGACCGATTCAGACTTAGCGTCGTACTGGTACCCTACAGCTCGGTACATTTTGCCGAGTGGCGTGTATCCAACTGTACCGGCTTTTACACCACCCGCGATAAGTTCATCACGAGACTTATGTGTCCAGCCTTCGCGGTCAGCCTTACCGCCTTTTCTGTAAGCCCTTCTAACTTTAGCGCCGAATGCTGCTTCGAGTTGTGCCCTCATAGCCGGTGGCATGAAATTAGCGTATTTCTTACCGCCTGGTGCTCCGGATTTGATGCCCTCCTTGATAGCCTTGGACATCATGAACCCCATCGACTTCATCGCCTTACGCATCCAATCAGGTTTTGTTTTAGCAATAAATTCAAGGTATGGCGTAGCACCATCATTAATGGTGATAGGCTCATTACTCATGGTCTCACCGTCCTTACGTTGGCCACGATTTCTAGGCAATGCATCTTATCGTCGCTATCGGAGATATGATCCACATACCACTTCTTGCCGTGGATGTAGATTTCATCCTTCGCCTTAGGGAGTGGTATATCTTTGGTTCGTATCCATATCTTAGCCTTATCAGCTATTCCGGTTACGAATCCTGAACCCTTGCCATCGTACTCACCGATTTCCACGCTCGCCTTGATGGTCTTACCTTCATATGTGATTTTCTCACCAAATGCCCCCAGGAGGACGTTTTCATCGTATGTATACATATTTGTACCTCATAGGTTTAACGGGGGCATGTGGCCCCCGTTATCCTCATAATATAGCTATTGACTATGCGCCAACTTTGACAGCTTGCACTAGCATAACGGTAACAGTATCTTGTGCAGCAGTTTTAGGTGCTACTGCGATACCCAATGGTTTACCGCCAGTTTTAACAGCTTTGTCTGTATCAAAGTTAACTACATCGCCGACTGCAAAAGTATCAGTTTTATTAGCCGTTACTTTGAATACGCCGGTTACTTTAATGGCGCCGACTTCACCGACTTTTAAATCTGTGATAGCCACACCGTGAAGTGCGCCAGCTTCTACGATATTACCGGCTTTGACTTCTGCAGTTGCAGTAATGTCAATGCGGTCAGTTTCTTGTACGAATTGTGTCATCATATATCGTTACCCCCTAATTATTTACCAGCGTTTTTATACAATCCACGGAAGTCAAGTGCACGTACGCCTACGTCCAATGCAACTTTATATTCGATACCATCTACATCGAAGCCTTGACGAGTTTCTAAGCGTGGAGCTTCTACACCGTTCAAGAATGTAGTTTCAATAGTATCGTGTTGAGTTGCATCTGCTACTAAGTACCATGCATCTGGGTCAGTGATTTCTGCGTCAGCGATAACAGTGAATCGACCCTTGTATGGGTTAACCACACCGGAGTTAACACCTGCCACGTCTGCAGTGGAGTTCATGAGTTGGTATGCTACCATTTCAAGTTCAGGTGGAACGATTAAGTATTTAGGTGTGATATTAAGTGTAGCTGTACCTTGGATACCCTTTTGACGGCGCATAGCAGTTACTGCTTTAGCAATAGCTTTTACGCTTAAAGCTTCACCTGTGGATGCAACGTTACCGTGTTTGCTGTTAAACAATGTAACGCCATCTTCCATTTCTACGTTACCTGTCAATTGTGCGTATACCATTTTGTTAACCAAACGTTTAGCCGCGGAGCCAAAACGAGTTGCGATAGCGGAGAACATACCAAGGTCATCGTTGATGATAGCTTGACGCGTTAAGCTGAACAATTTGCCGTAAGTAGCAACTTTAGTACGTGCGGAAGTTTCACCGAATGTCATAGCTTTGAATTGGCTACCTTCTGGAACTAATTCCAAGTCGCCTGCTTCAGACAACGCTACGCGTGTAGCTTCTTTGAAGTCGCGGTTAGAGCCTTTACCTGCCCATAATTGGTAAGTAGTTTCTGCTTCGTTAAAGCCGGTCATTACGGATTTATTTGCCAAGTTGGACATAATTGCAGGGAATGTGGATGTGGAGTTAATAGCTTCGCGAGCCAATTCCAAGTTATCGCCAAAGTTAGCACGAAGGCCTTCACGTTGTAATGCTTCACGTGCTAATTCAACTAAGGAATGTGCACGTAATTCGTTAGCACCTGGTGCCGGTTCAGATACTTGAATGCCTGCCGCCATTAATACTGCATCTTGTGCAGCTGCACGGAATTTATCGGATTCAGATTCGCCCATTTTCACGGACACTCCTGCGTTACGCGCACGTAATTGGTCCCTAACCATTGCACGCGCTTCGTCAACGGATTTGCCCAATACGATTGCTTCGTCTGCGCCTTCAACATCGAAGTCGCGGAACATAGCAGTAATTTCAGAAGTACGTTTACGTTCTTCTTCCATAGCTTTCGCCAGTTCTTCTTTTGTGATACCGCCTTCAACTGGAGCGGATTTCACTTCTGGAGTTTCAGTCAATTTTTCTTGTTCATCCATACCTTTGTTTTCCTCCTGTGTGTCAATACTTGTATGAATTTGAATATCATCTGCACTGCGACCTACGCCGACCGTGGGGTCTGCAGGTACGGATACAATGCTGATTTCTAAAGGTTCCCAATCCGTGATGACGTATGCCGGGCCTGTGAAACGGCCATTCGTAGATGTAGTACTATCATCTTCTAACACTTCATAGCGTTTAATAGAGTATCCAACGCTAACACCTTGAAGTGTACCGGATTGGACTTTCTGAAATATGGCGTCGGATTGTTCATCTTCGTCAAAGCGTACTAGCGCTTTACCTCGATTATCTTCAATCCACACCTTTTCGATATGCCCCACGACCGCATCACGATCATGGTTAAATAGCACGGTGCCTAAGCCATCATTAAATCTATCGAGATTGATACATTCTTCATCATGGCAAAGGATTTCATCGCCGAACCAACGGCCATATGGCGTTTCGGAGGAGAAGGAAAGTTCTACCGTCCGATTGTCGGAGTCGACTTGGTCAATCGTAGATTCACGGCAATAGTTACCATAAATGCTACGTTTTTCTTTTTCGTCCATTGTTAGCCATCAGCTCCTTCCTGTGATTGTTGGACGTTATCGTCACTATCGGGGTCCATCAATGGTTGCAACTCACTGGAATAATCAAGTAACACCCCGAGCTCCTTGGCTCTATCCTGTTCGAGTTTCCGTTGTTCAAGAACTTCTTCCCAATCACGCCCAGACGCTGCGCACACATCCTCTAGGGTTGTAAGGCCGGACTTGATAGCTTCCTTATTGGCTGACACTTCCTTCACTGGGTCTATCCACGACCAACCTGGTGCAAGCCAAGATACTTCTTGGTACTTGTCCTTATTCGCCAAGTAGTCAGATGGTAGTTCACCGGCTAGGTACAGTGCGTCAATAAAGGCTTTCCAAATCGGCATGCAAAAGTGTGCGATAACAAATGTTTGCCATTGTCGGAAGGTCTTTTGGTCCTCTAACAGATTTTGCCTTGCTGCTGAGAAGTTACCTGAAATATTACGAGCCACGATATCCGCGCTCATTCCTAGACCGGAGGATATTCTCCGTGTCTGAGTTGCCGAGTATTCACTTGCAGTTCCTGCATTACGTTTAGGGTCTGCAAATTCAATGGATTCACCAGGACTAAGGTGTCTAACCATGCCTGGTGCTAGTGTCATATTAGGACGTCCTTTACTATCCCTAGGTAGCATCGCCGTTTGACGTGCTGAATTTTGAGACGTGATGAACGCGCTATAACATGCGGATACACGTGCAGCAATTAAGTCTGCGTCCATGTATTCATCAATATCGTGGATACGGCGAAGGACTAATGCCAGGTGGCTCATACCTCGAAGTTGAGAGGTACGAGTAGGCTTGAATAATAAGAACGCCTGGTTAGTAGTTAGCCGTAATGCGTCGAAACTGCGTAACCCCATTGGATCGCTTTGATATACGTGATACGCAACTGGTCTCCCATATTCGTTAACCTCCACGCCGTTGATGATGTTGTTCTTGCCATGTTGTAAGCTAACCGCGCCGATATTCTCCGCTTCAATCAACTGAATCGATAGCGGAAGGTATTCGCCTTGTGCAGTTTTATTGACTAAAATTTCGCCATCATACAGCATCCGTCGTAGTGCGATGGATTGCAATTCGTAAAAGTTTGACATCCCTCGGACATCCGCATTTTCTGCCTCAGTCCATTTTGCCCATGCTTTTTCAATTTTGTTGTTAAGGTTTGTATTTAACTTACCTTTACCGCTTCTTACTTTCGCCTGTGGCTTAATCCCAACGCCAATTACATTACGGATCAGCGCCGTAACTACAGACTCGGCTAAGTCGCTGTTCATTTCAGCTGCACGAGCTCGACCTCGAATAAGGTCACGTGCACCGGTGGCCAACTGTTCGGCTGTGCCATAAGCTGGTTGCCAGTCACTACTCAATCGGTCCATTGACGCCGCATCATATTGGCGGATAGCCTCTCGTGCGGCGATACGATTAAGCGCCCTTTCAGGACTAACCCAACCGATTACCTTATCTAAGATATTCATCGTCCACCCCATGTCACGTATGCATCACTCTGGAAGCCGTTTGCTTCCTCATGAACACGTTGCATTAACGTTTGTTCTCGTGCGTATAACACAGGAAGGTCAATCGCTTTGAACCGTTTACCGCCAATCTGTAACTCGGAGTATCCTTTTGTTTCGATATCCTCGATAACTTCACGGATACGGTCCAATTGTTCGTTTACATCGCTCATGGTTCACCTCCTTATCTAAACCAATGGTTCGTATTTCCCATTCCTACACCGTAGTCGATAGCCTCGGTTACGGCATTGGATTCTTCGTATTCGTCGGGTTCGGTTAAATACTTCACCCCTGCAATATCTGCAACTGCAGCATTGTATGTACATGTATCTAGCAAGTGATTCGTAGGATGCCCGGTGAGGGGTTTCCACTGCACCGTAACTTCACCCGTTTTCACGTTGCGGATTTCTTGTTTTTCTTCCGACCGAAGATGGTCTGTATATTCCTGTGGACAATCCTTGAACAGATGGATTGAACCGACCTCATCCGTTGGCCGTACCATCCGAGCAAATATAAAGTCCTTCCAGTAGTCCGTATTAAGGACGTACAATTTAAGGCCTCCAATAACGCCCTTCTCAACACTTGACATTGAGTACGGCGCCGTTAGGGTCTTATGATTTGACGAACCCTTTAACGGAATACATATTTCAGGGAACCTTGCACAGAATTGGTACACCTCATCAGTTCTGAATCCTGAGTCAATGCCCGCCTTCATCACCTGTCTAGGTTCGCCATACTCTGTCGGATATTCCCTATTGACTATGATTTCTTCTAAGTCATCCCATGTACTAGCTTGGCCATAATCGATAAGATAGGACTTGACGCCTGGCGCATAGGCCCTAACCTCCCACCAGAAGTGGTCTAGCTGTACGTCAACACTAGCGATAAGTAGCGTTGCTTTATCGGGTACTACACCTCGGTCATACGTTGACTCTGTAAAGTGTAGCGTTTGTGTACTTTTCGTCTTAGCACTTCGCCAAGGTTCTGCCAGCCAAGAATTGATAAAGTTCATAAGTTGGTCCGGGAAGTCTTTTGAAGTAAAGAACTCGTACGCAACTTTCCCAAAGGCTATCCAAGGAGAGTACAAGGACGATAAGTGGTAGCCAACCGAGCGCACTCGACAATCGGGCTCGTTTTCGGTTCGCCATTCTCCGTTACGGAGCATATCCATTTTGTGCTTATCGTGAATTGCTTTCTTACAGTGCGCGCATTCATAATAGGCGGTGTCCCTGATGCGGTCCTTATTGCCTTTAGCCTCATCGGGCCATTTAATCTGTTTGAACACGAGCTTTTGATACTCACCACAGTGTGGGCACGGTACGTAGTACTCTTTCTGCGCATGAGCTTGCTTGAAAGCGGTCCAGATATTGCCATTCTCAACTGTTGGAGTTGATACCATCACGTGTTTGGCATCAACGAACGTTTTCGTACGTTCCGTTGCCAACTTAATCGGATTGGCTTCCTTACCGGAGAATACCGGGTACTTATCAACTTCATCGAAGAACACATACTTGACAGCCCTTGATGCAAGGCTCGATGGAGAGTTAGCACCGGACAATACCATATAGTTTCCTGTGTTGAAGTTGAGTTCTAACTTTGAACTTGCGTTTTCGTTGTACATGTTGGCCAGAGGTTCTGTGTTCGTGATCATTGGCTGAACACGTTTTTCACTATTGAACTTTGCTAGCATATCTGTTGGATATACCATCATAACCGGCGCTTTGGATTGATGAAGTGCGAACCCTATCATATTGAGTTCAGCTTCCGTCTTACCAATCTGCGCACCGAAGCACAGTACAATCGATTCAATCAAATCGTTATTGAGCATATCCATAGGCTCCCTTAAATATGGAGTGCGGTGCGTGTGCCAGGGCCCGGGTTCTGCACTAGTGCTTGGGAGTACTCTGAACTTATCGGCCCATGTGGAAACGGTGTACCGCTCCGGAGGCTTGAATGCTGCGAGTTCTTGCGCTGTCCACGTAAACGAAGTACTAGAATTGTGCGATGAATTGTAATGACATTGTTTATTCGGATTCCTGGAATCTTTCGAATTAACTTTTCTTCGTTTTCGTGTAGACGCCGTCGCGAGCGTAGCTTTCGAGGTACTCGTTGACACACTCATTCACCGTCCTCTCTACAATCACCCTTGTTTCTGCATCTGGAAATTCTTTGCTAACCGCTTTGGGTAACAGCCCAAGGGATGATTTCAATTCATTAACGCGACCAGTCCACTCCCGAGTTACGTCCTCGACCGCAATATATTGGCCTTCAAGAACTTCGTTCATTCGCTTTTCGCGTTTTGCTTTGGCTTCCTTGTAATCCGCCTCAGCTTCAAGTTTTCTTTGAGCAGCGGATTTCGTTCCATCCTTATCCTTGGACATGCCAAGCCATACAAGAACTTCACGAACGTTCCACCACCCCGTGGCCACCTTCGGCATACCCGCACGATTGTGGCGTGATATCATTTCCGGACCGAGGTCCAAGATTTGGCATAGTACTTTTGTGGTGACAATGATCTCGCCATTGTCATCGAACTTGACTTTGGGTCTTTCCGTGGCCATTTTGGACCTCCTTCCGTAAGTGTCTATTGGTAGGGTACTTTCTACTTGAAAAAATTTTTCACATGCGGACAAACATCGCGCGGAGCCGACCAGCGGCGATTTTCCGTCGAGGAAGTACCTTTTTATTTCAAATAATTTAAAAATAATTTCAAATCAATTTAGGGTATTTTTTTCTCGTAAAAGCTAACAAAAAGGACTACGTGGTTGTTCGTAGTCCTCAATGCTTCGCTTCATGTTTGGGCTACTGCCCAGGAGAGAAGTGTAAGTACATGAAAGGTATCACTATGAACTACCCTACAGTGCGTGGACACGGCGCTCGTTTCCGTATCCACACCCATAAGGTAACACAAAGTGCAACTATCATTTCATATCATGTTTTAGAAATTTTCAAAAAGTTTGCAAAAAGACTTGACAGCCATCTTACGTATGCGGTAGACCTGTGGCTCGCTGTAGTGCATCGCCTCAATGACATCCTTCATGCCAAGGCCAAAGTAGTAGCGGTATTCAAGGAATGTACGCTCACAATCGCTCGGCACTTGATGGATGATAGCCCATAGCTCATATCGTTCCCTTGATAGTCGCCTTGATTCCTCAAGCAAATCACGATACGCCGTCTTGAGATTTAGCTGTTGCTCTTCGGTGATAGGGTACTCACTTCGTGCTTCATGCTCCAGGCGTTGCAAGTGCGCCTCGACGTCGGTTAATCGCCTATGACTATCCATCAGCCTTTGCAGTTTACTTATACCCGGATGTGTCCCCTTACTCGTACGTTTACCCATACGTTCACATCCTATCAATACTATCCTGTGTCATATGTAATCCATCCCTTCTACAATCTTGTACAGCTCATCGACTTCATCCTCTATCGCTTCCAATGTATCGGTAGCTTCATTCCAACGCTCGTCATGATACCAAGGATACGAATACGTATTATCATCGAACTGGTCATTACCTGCTTCCTTATATTCACGGATGACTTCTTCGCTTCGTACATATGCCATCTCGTACTGTTCCTCCAAGTAATTAACATATCGAACAGTAACTATGTATAAGTCATCCAGGTAATGCCCGTGGTCGTGTAGCAGTTTCTCAAAACTAGCACTGGTATGCATAGCTACTCACCTGTAATCCAACTTAAGAACACACCTGCCTTCGCTAGGTCCTGAACTTCTTTCGCCGGATCCTTACGACCTGCTCGAAGGGAATACTTTAATGCGTTACCCTTGCACCATCCCTTGAACTCTTCTGGCGTCAATACAGCACGGATGACGTCAACACTTTCAATGGTTAGCCCTGGCAAGGTGTAATGCTGTGGATGATGCACCGCATCGTTCATCGTCTCATTATGCGTACCATCAACAATAGGTACATCTATTGTAGGTGTTTCTGTTACTTCCGGCTCAGTCTCAATCTTACCGTACTGCTTAGCCTTCTCTTCTTCCGTCGCTACGGATACTGTTGGCTTAGCTTTAGGTTTCGCCTTGTATTCATGTTTCAAAGCCTCTCGACATTCCGGGCAATTGACAGCAGGTCGACCTTTGCCAGTTTGCTCGAACTCCTTACCACACACCTTACAGGTAGTCATCTTGGGTGATGGTTCTGGTGTAGTAGGTGGCGCTTCTGTCTTTTTACTGTCTTTTACTGTCTCTGTTCTGTCTTTGCCTTTAATGATGCTCATGATATCGTTGAACCCTTCCTTACAGGTAGGGCACTCTTGTTCATTGCCTTTAGCCTTGAATAGGCTTCCACAAGTCTTACATATTCTGCTCATATTTTAACCCTCCCTCTTAGCACATCGTAAATAGTATTCGCGTTCATCCATAACCATGAAATCAGTCACGTGAAATACTCCTTGTATGCACTTGTCAAAGTTAACCATTCGTACCTCTTTGTCTCCATCAATCTTAAATGGATTGATATAAACCGGTTGCCACGGGGTTTTAGCCAATTCTTTCGATATCGTGGAGTATACTTGACGCCAAGTCGTCGCAGACATTCTAGCGCCATCATGGATAAGACCTACCACATTTACACACGAATCTGATATAGGCATAACTAGCCAACCTACAGGTCCATATATTCCGACAGGGTTCGTGTTTCCCTGCACATACGCTAATAGTTTCTTCATAGTGTTATCCTTTCACATATTTATCAATCCGCGCCTTCAATGATTGAAGGACATATTCTTGTGCTTCGTCTTTCTTCTCAAGGGCTTCCATCATATCCTCATCCCGTGTGCCTACGGATATAAGGTGATGGATGATTACCTTTTCATTTTGACCTTGACGATGCAAACGCTTGTTCGCATCCTTCGCATTCCCTAACTTCTAATTTAGTGCCTGCTGGCGGAGGCGTCATAACTTCCATGCACTCCGGACAATAATCTTCCGAAGTTTTAACCGTAAACTTCGTACCGCACTTTCTACATTTTTTTTGCATAACGTTTTACTCCTTGTACAATTCCTTACGATATTTGATAGCTTCGAGTAGTGCATCTTGCCCTACTTCTTTACGCTCCAATGCTCTCATCACTTGCTCGTCCATCGTGCCTTTTGTTACTAGATGATGAATAATGACTGGTTGCGTTTGGCCTTGCCTATGAAGTCTTGCGTTAGCTTGTTGATATTGTTCTAGGCTCCAAGTTAGCCCATACCAAACGATTATGTTGCCACCTGCTTGTAAGTTCAAACCGTATCCAGCCGATGCGGGGTGTGCCAATAACATTTGAATGTTACCTTTGTTCCACTCGGCCACATCGTCATCGGTCTTTAATTCGACAGATTTTGGAAAGGCCTCTTTAATCGCTTGCAGGTCATGTTTGAAATTGTAGAATACTAACATCGGTTTTCCCTCATTTGTTTCTACCAATTCTTTTAACCGCTCAACCTTCTCATTGTGGACGATAATTGTTTCACCTTCATCGGTATAGATAGCCCCATTGGCCAGTTGTAATAATTTACCGGCCAAGGATGCGGCATTGAGTGCACTTACATCGTCATCATCAGCCAAGCTTAAGACATGATCACGTTCCATTTCTTTGTAAAGCGCCCATTCTTTGGGATTCATTTCTACTGTGATTACATTCTCAATACGTTCTGGCAATGTTAGGTAGTCTTTAGCTTTTAAACTCATACAGATATCTTGCATCTTATGGAATATCGCAGTATCGCCGCCGGGCAGTAACCGGTAGCTATACACGATATGCCCATTTGTTTTATCTGGCGTAAAATACCTGGTGCGATACTCAGTCAAGGTCCTGCCTAATCGTTTACCGCCATCTAATAGATACATCTGCGCCCACACATCCATTAATGTATTCGGTGCCGGTGTACCAGTTAAAATGACAACTCGTTTAAAGAGAGGTCTCATTTTACGCATAGCCCTAAATCGTTTAGCCTGCGGATTCTTAAAGGATGAACTTTCATCAATCACTAACATATCAAACGGAAAAGGTTGTTTTGGCTTATTAAAGTAGTACTCATACAGCCATTGTACATTCTCACGATTCATCACATAGATATCTGAATCACTTTGAAGGGCTTTGATGCGGTCCTTTTCAGGTCCTAGCACAGAGGCTATTTTCAAATGACTCGTTTCATTCCATTTGTTAGCCTCTTGCACCCAAGTCGATTCAGCTACTTTCTTAGGGGCGATAAGAAGTACTTTCTTAATATCGAATTGGTCATACATTAGCTGCTCGATAGCGATTAAGGTAGAAATGGTCTTGCCTAAGCCCATATCAAGTAACAGCCCATAATGTGTATGGTCAATGATTCTTTGAATTGCTATCTTTTGATAATCGTGTGGATGAAAGTTCATGAATTGCCCTTCTTATATCATCAACAAACAACGTAGCCCCTGTCTTGCCTGTCACTACGGAAACACTAGCTCCCAGCTTTCGCATTCGTTCTATCTGCACGCGTTGGTTGGGCCGTAATCGCCCTGTATCGTCTTTCAGTTCAGCGAACACGACTAGGCCTCCCGGTAGAATAACAATCCGATCCGGCACCCCATCATTTCCCGGTGATACGAATTTCATATATATGCACCCCAGATTTTTGAGTTGATTTCCCAACCATCGCTCGATATCTTTTTCCATGTTCTCACCTCGTTCTCATTTAATAATTGGACACACCCTCGGACACGCCTACGAACCCACGCCATTACTGGGTTTATGGGGGGGGGTGTGTCCGATGTGCCCAATTTTTTTCCAATATATATATATACGCGTATTCGCGTTTTTCACGTGTATACGTATACATACGATTATTCATATATTTATATTTTTATTTTTATATAAATAATTGGACACACTGGACACATATTACTATTTATATTAGAAGTTATCTGCTTTTTGCCCGTGTCCAATTAGTGTGTCCGGGCGTGTTCAGTGTGTCCAATTATTACCATATATCAAAATTTATCAATGTATAGGGCTGAATAAATATTTTTACAAACATTTGTACCTGTTAAATAATTGGACACACTTCAAATAATTGGACACACCTACTTTTCGTAATTACGATTATAGATTGATAGAAGGTCCGATTCTTCCCTTACAAACGCTCTCTGAGGGCCGTAAAGCCTGCCAAAACGTGCTTTACCAGTTCCCTTTGTATAAGGGGTCCAGCCTCGCATTGCTTGAAGTATGTCTGTAATCTCCCTAGCCTTTGCGTTCTGCAGGTTCTTTCTGTCCCCCTCCATCACTTCACACCATATCTCTAGGGCACACACCCGCTCCCGCTGCACTGAACCACAATGATCGTCATCGCCATAGTTCCTGATATAATCGCGTCTATCAAAGATATCTAGCGACTCCCAATCTTCAGGTAATAACATCTCAAGGTATTCTTCAATGAGTCCTACGAGTTCACCACCTTCTGTGTGTGATAATTGGATTCTTAAGGCTTCCTCCTCAAGGTCTCCCTCGAGTACTAAGGATTCACCATTAGACCAGTAATAGTAAGCCTCCGCCCATAATTGGTCGATGTCATCTTGCGTTATGTCCCAGGCGTTTTTCGTCTTACGATCTTTGTCGCCTGTGATTGGCCAGAATCGGCGGTTGCCTGTACGGTCTTTAAGGAACATCAAATTATTCGTGGACCCGGCGAATACACATTGACGAGGGTACTCTTCAGTACGTCTGCCGTAGGGTGACCTGAACCGGTCAGAGGTACGACTGATAAAGGCTTTTACAATTTCATTATCGTTCTTGTAGGTAGGTGCCAGTTCGGCGAGTTCATTAATCCATGAACCCTGAATTTGTTCGAGGGCATCTTTTGTCTTGATATCAACCAACGAATTATTGAACCATTTACGGCCTAAGCGTTCTAAGATTAAGGATTTACCTAAGCCCTGCGCACCGTATAATACGATAGCCGTATCGAACTTAACGCCTGGAATCATGACACGTGCTACAGCGCCGCACATCCATTTACGTGTAACCGCTCGAATGTATTCAGTATCTTCAGCACCGATATAATCGATGAAGAGCGTGTCAACTCTACATTCACCGTCCCAGGTTAGACCTGTTAGGTACTCTCGCACAGGGTGAAATTTGTTGGCTTGCGTGACTTCCTGTAAGGCATCATCGATAATGCCTTTACCTTTGATAAGGTATTTCGTAGCAAAGTAATTACGTAAGCACGCATCATCTGTATCAGTCCAGTACGGGGTTTCGTCCTTACCACGCCACGGCAAATCATCAATCACCACTAAGCGGTGCGCGAATTCATCGAGACGGATTTTACCTTTTAAAGCAGGGTCGTATTTTAGAACAATTAAGCAGTTGAACACGTCAGACTCTGGTGTACCTCGTCGGTCACGTTTGAGCTTTTCAAGGAAGTCTTCCTCGTCTTCAGTGATGTCCTCAAAGTCCATATCGGCCATACGTTCCTTATCGAGCAAGATAGGAGCTGCGCCGTCTTCGTTGACAAAGTCAAGCATTGCCTTATAGCTCGGTAAATCCGTTACTTTGGTGCGCGGATCCGCGTCGGCATCTTCGGCGCCAAACAGGTGGATGCGTACTAGGTCAAACGCATTGACGAGTTTACCGCTGATAGGGTCAGTTGCATGATTCGAGTATGCAAACGTATCATTATCATAAATAACTAGACCAGCTACTGAGCCGCCTTCTGTATACGTGTATCGGTCCTCGTGCTGCGTTGGTGCATAGACATTTGGTAGAAACTTATGTATAGCTTCTGTGATACTATAGCTCCTACAAAAGGCGCCCAGTAATCCTTTTTTCTCTAATGGGTTACCTTGCTTTTTGGCCGTGTCGAGGCGGATTTGAGATTCTTTACTTGATGTTGGCCAAAGGCTCGTATCACGCCAGTCTCTGTAGGTACTCAAATACGTATCGACTGAAATAAGATTCCCCTCATTATGTTGGTATACATACGCAACATCTTTAGGGCAACTAGGCCAATACATAAGGCGCTCCGCTTGATGCGTTGAGGAATCGAAAGATTCGATACCAATATCATCGGCGATACGTCTCGAGACTGCTTGGTACTCATCAGGAGACATCACTCTATCGGTAGGAATGATGACGCGGTATCGGGGATTGTCAGGGGTATGGCTGTGCGTACTGTATAGCACGTATTCCATGTCGCCTAGTTCCAAATCAAGGTTTGAAATAAAATCCTCGCTAGGCGAATCTGCATCAAGAGTAATTAAATACCGCTCCTCAACAGCACCCCTTACCCGTCTACCATTATTGGGGATATAACCACCTACGAAACCGCCTACATCTTTCCGCCTGCCCTTTTCGTCCTTAGGCATTTTAGCGTATTCAGCAGCCGTTTCATTCGTTACAGTAGGCTCAGCCAACTTATTGGCCAACGCACTCCAAGTCATTTTTTGAGACTTCCAGCTACGGGCGGAGCGATTTCTGCCCGTAGCTATGATGATATTTGTATCCATATTACATCGCTCCTCCCTTCGCAAATTGGATGTCTCTTATAAATTGGGGTACTTGTAATTTATGCTTCTTAACCCATTGGCATACAGCATAATTGACATCGTGGTTATCACTAACACATCTGTTATTTTTTAACTTGGCCTGGTGTATTTCAACAAAGTTATCTGTATCCTTGTTAGGATTAACTTCAATACATGCAACAGGCTTGTCACTTTTATAGACGCCTACTATAGCACACGTTCCAGCTTTTACCTTATCGACATAAGTACCAACACAATTATTCAATTGCACGCCTAATCGGATGATGCCGTGCGTTGACTTGATCACATTGAAAGTTAGCCCTTCAACTGAATCTGCTAACTTTTTATGGCGTAAGCTCTGTTGCACTGGTAAGTTTTCGGCTTCTTCAAATTTAGATAAGCACACAATCTCGTCATGCAGGTCTTTAATTTGAATTCGTCTAGCCCAAACTTCTTTCTTTTTGCTTCTTGATAATCTAAGATACATATCAGATGTATCTTTAATTTCGGAATAAGAATCGGCGTTTTTAATGAACAATAGAGTACGCCGCTCACCGTATTGGTGCATCATGATAGATAGGAACTTTGTAAACATAAGCAAGGCCTGTTCGCTATTCCATATTGGCCACGATTGAATATATCCTGTCCCCCCACCTTCCTCTGCTACGAGGTCTGTAAAGGCCTTTTGATAATCCATGCTTTTGAATATCTTGCTGGCCGTCTTAATTACTTTCACATAAAAGAAAGGACGTATTGACAGTAATCTTCGAACCCAGCGCTTATCTGGTAATTCATAAAGCTGTATTAGAGCTTTAATAAATGGTGTACCGGTGCTTGTTAACTCAGTAATACTTGAAGTACACACCTTGTCAGAACCGAAAGGCCTAAAATAGGTGTCATAGTCTTTAACTAATGTATCATTAAGAGCGGGCGCATCCGGTGCGTGCATTTTCCAAATTAGGTTATGGAGCAAATTATCAAGGGCCCCATATTTGGCTGATAATAAAACACCCTGCCTAATAGCCTTAACTCTGTAGCCTACTTTTTTAGATAACTTAGTAAAATAGGCTTCCTTTAGCACTTTGGCAAAAGTCTTTAACTCGTTTTTATGCTCCGCTAATCGACAATTTGGAGTTGTTACAAGCCATCGTAAGGGTAATGACTTTGAGTAGAAGCACGATATATTAGGCTCGATTTCAGATACTATATCGGCACGAGTGCGTTTCTTTTGAACCAGGAATACTTTTCCTTGTTTAAAATCAAAACGCAATATGTCGATAAGATGCGGTTTGTATCCGGGGTAAATCGACTGCATATCATTATCGACATACACTGTGTGGTAGTCGAATTTAACGTCTAATATTGATCCCCTATCGATGATTGAAAGTTCAATATCAAGCGGAATATTATCATTACTCGAAACCTCAGCAACACAATCATCGTTTGTGTGAATGAGTTCTCCGCATTGTGGGCAATAAAACTCATTTGACATATAAGGGTCTACAATTTTGCCCATACCAGATGACACGGAAGGCCACAAGCAGGCAAAGGATTGCCCGCAATCTACGTGGTAATGTACAGCAGGTGACCAAGAGTTCACTTGCTTGCGCCGTACTAGGTCATACAGCTTTTTGACTGACAAACTAAATAATACCTTCATAAGGCGCTAACCTCTTTCTTATAACAAATCGTCTAAATCGTCTTCTTCATCAACTACTGGGACATCTTCAACTGGAAGAACTTCCTCTACCGGGGCTTTCTTTTTAGTAGTGCGTTTACGCTTAGATTTTTCAACGGGTTGCTCTTCTACTTTAGGAGCGTCATCTACGGTTGGCGTTTCTTCAGTCTTTGCGGGCTCTGCTTTTTTACCATTGAGTACTTTAAGACCCAAATCACAAGCAGCGATACAGCCTTCGCAGTACGCCATAGCTGCGTCTTTACGTTCGCTAGCAGGTGCGTTTTTTACTAGTTCGTATAAGCTATCAATGGCTTCGCGTTGTTGTTTAATTTGTTCTTTGTTAATCATAATGACTTCCTCCTAGTCTTTCATATAATACGGGTTTTCAAATCCCGCTGCATTTAATATGAGGCCCTCATTCCAGGGCTCAGGTTTACACATAATGTCTATGACTTCATCTAAACTACCTTCACCTATAGGTGCTTCGATAACCACTTCATCGTGGATATGGGCTACGATCTTGTACCCTGCTTTTGCCAGTCTTAGCATTGATGCGGCCAAGCAATCTCTTGCAACGGCTTGTACAATGTTTTCGACGAGCTTTCCGCCGTAGGTTTCGACCCTGCCCCATGTATTCTTAACCTGATCCATACCGTCATACTCAATCGATTCACTGCCGAATCGGTTGAGCCCTATTCTAGGTCTTGCATAAGCAAGTCTACGTCCGGAGGGTAATTCGATAAACATAAACCCTTTCGATTTAAAGAATCGAATATTACCTTGCCTAATTCGTACAGGTTCGCCAGTCTTGACGACTTTCTTGGCTGCGGTATCCGCATCTTTCCAAAATCTCGTAATTCGTGGACTGGCCCTTCTCCATGCTTCGATGATACCGGGAAGTTCTGATTCAGGAATTTCCCCTTTTGAGTCCATAGATTTCATGGCACCTACGCCACCACCATAGCCAAGCGCCAATTCGGCAACCTTACCCTTTTGTCGAAGATGCCCATTTACGCCGTGCTTTACAACAGGAACGTGGAACATACTAGACGCGGATGCGCAGTAGATGTCGCCACCTTGCGCGAATACATCCTGTCGCCACTGCTCATGAGCGAGCCAGGCGATAACACGTGCTTCAATAGCACTGAAATCAGCTACTATAAAGCGGTGGCCTTCCTCTGCTACGAGAGCCGTACGAATGAGCTGCTTGATCACATCACCAGGGTTTCCATAAAGTAGGTCTAGCAATTCTACATCTCTACTTTTAAGAACGTCCCGAGCTGTATCTAAATCTTCTAGGTAGTTACGCGGGAGGTTCTGTAGTTGTACTACACGCCCCGCCCATCGTCCGCTTCTCATGGCTCCGTAAAACTGAAGCATGCCATGGATACGTCCATCGGAACATACTGCATTTTTCATGGCCAAGTACTTTTTAATTGAAGAGTTGCCTAGAACTTGCCTGTTCTTTAGGACAGTACGCACATCAGAAGGAATATCCTGTGACAGTAGATTTGACACGTCATCTTTTCGCATGGTTTCGATTTCATAGCCAAGGCGATTTGATAACCAATCCTTGAGTTGCAATGTACTATTGGGATTATCTAGCCCTGTTAGTCGTGCCGATGATACGGTAGCCTTTTCCACTATCTCATCGTTACATTGAAGAGCCGCATCAACGAGGTCCATATCTACCTTTACGCCTCTCCAGTTGATGTCTTGATCTAGCAGCCAATACTCATGTTCAATGGCAGGCGGTTTCAATGAAAGCAGTCGTTTACGAATGGCCTTTTCAACCACTACGTCCTGCCGGTTGTATTCAATAAATTCAGCCCATTTGTCGGGCGCATCCTCCGGCATATTCCGTGTTTTGGGATTCGTCTTAGTAGGCTTACGTGGAACAGAAAAGAATTGAATCAATCGTTTACCCCTTGAATCCTTGGCTTCTCCTAATCGTAAAGCCTTGGACACATTATCGAGGCTCGCCGGTAAACTGCAGTATAACGCTAGCACAGAGGTACATTCCCAGTTCGTGTAGTCCGCATCAGGGAAGTACTTTTTTAGGCATAGCATTTCAAACGCTGCATTGAACGCCGTCTTTGTAATTTCCTTATTATACAAAGCGTCCACTACCCTTTCGGGTAGTGGATTCTTTGTCATATCAATTACTTCGACTGGTTCGTTATCAAAGCTATAGGCAAAGAGCAGTATTTCAAATGTTGTATCGTCAACGTATCGCTGCGCCCCATATTTAATAGGGCAGGCGCAATAGGTTTCCACATCAATACTGAGCTCCATAATTGCCTCCTTAGATTAAATCGTCGTCATCGTCTAGGTCGCCTAAATCATCGTCGCCGAAGTCATTAGCGGATACATGTACACCGCCAAGGCGTTCGCCATCTTTGACTTTACGGATGCCGTTTAGACCAAAGCCTACACCCTTCTTACCGTTGAAGTTGTAGGCAAAAACAGAGAGTGCAACTTGCGCGTATACACCAGAGTAGATTTCTTCTTCGATGTCGAAGTCATCCATTTTGATTTTGTCGCGAGTAAATACGATAGGTTGCTTATCGCTGTTAGCGTTAATGAAGTATTTGCCAGCATATGTTTCCGGTTGGTCGACTACCGCTTCATCGGTATCGCCATCACGTAAGTTCAATTTTAGGTATGCAGCTTTGCCTTCTACCTTAGCAACTGCTTTCGGATCCGCTTTAAGTTCTTCAATCGCACGTTCGAAAGCTTTGATAGTCTTCTTATCTGTTTTATCGATAATGATTTGAGAGCTGTATTTTGCTTTGCCATCATCATTTTTACGAGGGGAAGCGATATTTGCATAAGAAAGTCTTACTACACCAGTTGTTAATTTAGCCATGTTACTGTCTCCTTATTTCTTAAATGGGTCATGTTCATAATCAAACCCTATTACTGTATTAAACAATTCATCTAATTCATTTTCGATATCAGAACGTTCATCATCGAGTCGGTCCCACTCCTCATCCTCTAACCAAGGATACTCATATGGGTCTAACTCCTCTTCTTCCGTTTGATATCTAAGTTCTATCGCGTCGCATCTAGCATCTACCGTACAATATCGCGTGTATAAGCTAGTGGCGTAGGCAATAGTAATTTGGTAAAGCTCGTCGAGGTAATGCCCCCGTTCATGAAGCTCTATAGCGATAGCTCGTACGGAAGTCATTTTTCAACCTCCGCCATTAGCTTCGCTACTAATGCTTCTAGCTTAGAGATACGGCTTTGTGCATCCCTTGCTTCTGCTACGTAGTCCGCGCCCCTTCCTGTTTTAAAAGAAACGCTTACATTGTATTGATTCTCAGCGCCTAACGTAGCTCCGAAGCCTAACATGATACGCTCATTAGGTCTAGCGAACACCCCAAGCGCTACGGCGTTGCTATTGCGATAATAACCGTAAGAAATCGAGTAGCTGACCTTATCATTTCTGTTGAACTCCAAAGGATGGAGCCCAGCTAATGCTGCACTAGATGCACCCAATTTATTAATGCGTTGTTCAGTTGCATTAATACGATTGTTAATTTCACCGGCCATGTTATAGGTGCGTAGTTCAAGCGCCGTAATTCGGCCTTCGTGGTTAGCCGATGTGCCTTGAAGTGTGCTGATATCAGATGTATTAGTACGCACCTTTGCACCTAATGTATTAATCTCATCATAAGCTGCAAAGAGTTGACTTCCGTTAACCGCGTCCAAACTGTCAGCTTCCACTCTACCCGCACTCACGTTTTGGAGTTGACGGTTATATTGAGCCACGCCACCTGCACCTGTGCGAGCTTTGGAGCCAAAGGAAACTACGGCGCCAGGTTGCTCGCCGGCAAAGATATGGCGAGTACCATTTAGGTCTACACCGTCAACCCCTACCGCATCATCGGTCACCGCGTTGGTGCCGATGGCCACAGAGTTGGCACGATCTGCAATTGTATTATTCCCAAAGGCAACGGCGTCAGTTGCTAAGGATTTAGCATGCGTGCCGAATACTAAGGCACCTTGGCCGTTGCTTTCAGAATTAGAACCAAATACCAATTGTTCCTTATCTGCACCAATCGTATTGTTGTACCCTATTACAGCGGACTGTCCACCGGATACCGTGCCATTGTTAGCACCAACTGCGACAGAGTTTTCACCAGTCACATTGTTGGAACGACCGAAGGCCACAGAGCTTTCACCTGATACGAACGCACCATTACCGATAGCAACGCTATCATAGGACGCAGTTCTAGCCTGGTTGCCAATAGCTACGGTGTATTCCACCAAGCTTTCGGCATGACTACCAAAGGCGAAAGAGTTACGGCCGGCTGCTTTGGCATCGTTGCCACCAGCAAAGCCGTTTTCACCGGATACAGTATTGTTCGTACCAAATGCCAACGCATTATTTGCGTCGATATTATTTTGGAATCCCCATACTGCGGAGCTAGTAGAATTCGTAGATATGGTATTGTTTGTACCACCTACTGTATTATTGCTAGTTGCGCCGGCTACATTGACAGCCAGCGCGGAAATCGCGAGTACCGCTGTTACTGTTTTACTCATTGTGTTTATACCTCATCATCAAATTCATTCATCATTGTTTCAACTGTATTAATTGCGGGGCGTTTATCGCTGTCCGGTACAAGTGTAGGCTTGCCTTCGGGCTTGTCGATATACGCCTCTAAGTATTCTGCGACGCCCTTTTTACCAAGAACCTTTTGCAGATTCGTGATACCTTCAAGTTCACGTGGTTTAAAGATGTCTTCTTCCTTGTAGCCATTATCGAGTAACGTTTTAGCTGCAGCATCCGGATCCGTGATAGTACGTCTTGATGTACCTTCTACTAATTTGTATCCAGGCCATTGCTTTTCACCTGATAAGGCTTTCTCATAGGCAAAGTCGTAAACACCTTTAATCCATTTTGTGATTAAATCCTTCATCGCTAGGATGTCGGATACTTCCTGATCAGTTAGCAATTGATTTAACTTGCCACCGTCTTTATAGAAAGCCGTAAGGCAAGTATCAGCTAATGCCCGGCAGGTATGCCGTGCTTTACAAAAGTTACAGTAATCACAAGGCGTACAATCGCCCTCACCACGAAAGGCACGCTGTGCGATTGGTTTGATTTCTTCACCCCAATCAAGCAGTTCCTCAAGCGCCATTTCATCGGTAGATACGCTGTCCAGTCTTGGCTGAACGATGGTCATGCGGACCGATTTAACGTCATACAGGAACTCGTTTATGTCGTAAGCACCCAACGCGTAGAGCCTCATTTGTGTGTTTTCAATGGCACTCACTGGAACGCCCTTGCCGTACTTCAGGTCAATCACTTCCAGGATGCCGTCCGCTACGATTACCATATCGCCCGTACCAAAGCCATCAGGTACCCACCTAGAGAAGTCGAGCCGTGCTTCAATCATGGATTCCGCATCAGATGAACGGGCACGAGCCTCGTTCACCTTTTCTTCGCAGATGTCAACATATCGGTTAACGGCTTCTATCATTTCAGTAGAGTAGTCATCTAGCTTAGGCGTTTTTTTGCCCTCCAGTTTATGGCGCAGGATGGATTCTGCTAGGTCGTGTGCTACCGTACCTTCCGCAGCATAGGGCGATTGTTCATCAGGGAACATCGCTTCTAATCTTGCTGAAGGAGTACATACTAGCCATCTGGCGCTACTTGATGCACCTAGTAAAGCGTGTTTCTTAGTCACGGCTATTCACCCATTCCATAATTTGAATACGTTGTTCATCGGTAGCAGATGTTACCTTTTCGGCGCCGATGCTATCTAAGAAGGCTTTGAATTCGCCTTTTGCTTTCGTTTTATCAGCGGCTTTTGCCATTACATCTTTCACTGCTTCACGAGTTGCCTCGAGGCTAGGAACTTCTACTGCTTTTTCAGGTTCTACTGTAGGTGCTGGTTCTTCTTTAGGAGCAGGTGCTTCTTCTTTAACCGATTCAGCTTTAGGAGCTTCTACTTTTGGGGCTTCCTTCTTAGCTGGTTTAACGTCATTTGTTGTCCAGTTTTCTACTTCTTTAACAGGAGCGCCAACGATGGATTGGTAAAGGTCTTTCACTTCTTGTTCTAATTCAACGGCTTTATCTACGGTAATTTTTAACTCGATCATTGTTTTATTTCCTTTCGGTTTAACGATGTGATATACTTTAAATGGATATTTTTCTATGTGCCCTTTACGCATTGCCGTGCGTGAGGGCATTTTTTTTTGCGCCCAGGCATTCATCAGGAATGCAGTACTCTTTATTTGGGCACGTCGTACAATCTTGCAATTTAATCACCTCCTTATACGCATTTAAGAATCATGCGAATTTCTTGATTTGTCATGTCTGCCTCCTCTGTTTTACGGGTTGATGTATTTCTTTACATTTTTTACACACGGCGCGTGGTGCGCCTGTTGTAAAACTCCAATAATGGTAGGGGCCTTTTAGCCTCTTATTGCATCTTGTGCAGCGCTGAGTTCTCATACGCGTTAACCCCTAAAATCTGTAATACGTAGAACTCTGTACCTGACGGCTACGCATTAATTTACGGCGCAATCGTCTGACCTCAATTCTGTACTCAGATACCATCCAAGCCATGACCCCGCTTAACACTTGAAACAGCGCTTGCGCAAAACCAATGCGGTCAAGTTCTAAACTGCCTACCGTACCAATTATCATCAGTAGGCCGATTCCTTTAAGCAACCCGTTCATACGATGTGCGCCTCCTTAAATGCTTCATTAATCTTCTCTTCTGGCCAGCCTAGCGTGTTGGCCAAGTAGAACCGGAACCCTTCTCTATCAATTGAAAAGGTGCGGCCCTTTTTGCCTTCCGTTTGCCAGCACTGCGCAAAGGGGAATTTATCTCTTGCGATACATTCACGTATCGCGGTCATAGTTCTTCCCAATACCGTGGCCATCTGGCACACGGCAATTGTTTTTGTAATCATAGTAAATACTCCTTTACAACACTGTAGCGGCGATTACCGTTACCATAATAAGAAATAAACAAACACCTGTTATCAGCCCGATTGTGATTAGCAATAAACATAAACGGGCAACTACTTGTAAGTAATCTTTTTGCATCTGTTCACCTATATGCGGTCAAGCGCAGGCTTGTAATAATCCGTCTCCCAGAAATCTCTATCATCATTGACTTCGAGTGCCTGACAAATCGATACTATAGTATCCATCCGGACGGATCTACCTTCTAGTGCACGTTGCAAAGTCGATAGAGAAATTTCAGCAGCACGGGCCAAATCCGTTTTTGTCATTTCCAGTTCTTGCATTCGTTCGGTGATTGCATCGCCGAACATTCTTACTACAAATTCTTTCTGTTTCATCTGTTTGCTCCTTATTGAAAGCTTTTCTTCACTTTACTTTTCGAGATAACTCGAATTGATTGCCAAAAAAAATTACACCTTCGTCCACTCCGTAGACTTCCTCGATGAGTTTAACTTTGCCGTACGGCATATTACTACTATCGGCTTCCCATTTCGCTAAAGTCTGTGGGTGCACCTTTAGTAATTCCGCGGCGCGTTTTTGGGTCAACCCCACGTTCACCCGAGCCGCTTTAAGAGTCAATTTCATTTTTATACGCCTCCTATCCATTTGGTGATTTCAGTATAACTCGAATTACATCGAATTTCAAGTGATTTTCATTTAAGTTTGGTTTAAGTTTTATACATAAATTCGAAATAATTTTTATAAAAATCGAAAAAAATATTGATTTTGTCAAAAAATATCTATAAAATATAGATATACTACTATTTCAACTATAAGAGGAACATAAAATGGCACGAACTAGTCGAACTTCATTTGATTCTACAATGCGGCGCGTTATATCTTTGCGCCTTGAACGCGCATTGGCTCAAAAGGGCTGGTCTAAAACTAAGCTCGCAGAGGAATCGGGTATAAGCCCCTCTACTCTGTCTGGTTACTTCACTGCAAAATATAACATGAGCCCTGAAAACTTGGACGCTTTAGCAAAAGCGCTCGATATACCTAAAGAACAAATAGACCCCCGGGCCGGTGCTACCGATGCTAACTCCGTGCTAGATATAATGGCGTCGTCAGGCGCACTCGGGATTGCCGCAGGCACGGCAGCTGTAATCGGAGCACCTGTGACCGCCACACTCGCCGCTGGTGCAGCATTAGGCATGGGAGCCTATGCGTATTGGCAAAATGCGAGAAAAGAAAACAATCATAAAAATTTAGAGAGTTCCATCGAAGCCTTAGAAAAACAATCAAATCGTTCCGTTAAAAATGATTTAGCGGCGCAAAGACTTCGTTTAGAGGCGGAGTATGTGCTAGAAGCCCTTCCCCAATACCTTGAAGCTTGTAATAAGATCACCTCAATAAAACAAGAGCTTAAAGTCAGCGACGATTTGGCCCTGTGGATTGATATGTTGGAAGATTCTAAACAAGTAGTCGCAGATTTACAGAAAGAATATGAGTCGGTGCTTAAAGCATTAGACGAAAAAGGAGGAGCCTATCATGAACGCTAAACGTCTGGCTATTATATTTCTTATTTTTATTCTTGTTTGTATCGGCGTAGTGCTCGCACTTAAGCCTTCCCCATCTATTGAGTTAAAAGATGAATCAGTCTTAGGTCAAACTACTACTCAGGTAGTGTTAGAGGATTGGACTATATTGTCTGCTACAGGTGGTTATGAGTCTAAAATCACATTAGACAATGGTAAGTCTGTAGATGCTAAGTGGTTAATCGTAGAGGATGTACCGCCTGCATATCGTTTAGATATGTTCCCTCACTCCTTCTATCATCACCACATTTATGTAGCACCAGTGCAGCCAAGTGTGGCCAAAGTACTAAGTGAGGTAAATCCAACAGTTACCTACTATCTTGGAGGTCAAGAAAAACAGATTAAGTTTAAATAATAAAAAAATACCCCTACCTAATGCCTAGATAAGGGTAAAAAAATAAAGCAGCACCGAGTAAACGATGCTGCCGCTTAAAACCAAATAGCACAGAGGTGTATTCAGTTTTTCTTATGCACATATTATACTACTTCCGTGCAAGAATTACCATAGGAAGGTGTATGAAATTATGGCCATGAAACGAGCCAACGGAACAGGTTCCGTTTATAAAATGAAACATAAGCCCTTACGCAAGCCATACCGAGCCGTCGTAACGACTGGATACGATGAGAATGGCAAGTGTAAGCGTAAGACGATTGGCTATTATGCGAAGTCAAAAGAAGCCTGGGATGCCTTATCAGAATATGGCATCTATCCAGAGAAATTTGAAACAAAAAAGGTACTGTTCAGCGAATGTTGGCGGTGGATGATTGCCGATAAGGAGCGTAAAGGTATAGATACGAAAAAAGGGGGCTATGCGACCGCACAAGCGAAGATAACGTCCATTTGGAATAAACCTATACAAGAGATTAAACTCGTCCATCTGCAAGCGATAATCGACGAAAATAGCCATTTGAGTCGTTCATCAATTGGTCTGATTGTCAAAGGTCTGAACGGCGCTTTTGAAGCAGCTATCAAGAATGATGTGATTATAAAGAACTATGCTGCGCTTCTTGAATTGAAACCGGCGGAGAAATCAAATATCCATAAGCCATTCACAGAGGATGAAATTCAAACAATATGGAATCACTCCGATGAGGATATCGCGAAACTCTTATTAATGTACATATATTCTGGTATGCGCCCTGTCGAACTACTATCCATTAAGATGGAAAACGTCCACCTGGATGAGCGGTATATCATTGGCGGTGTAAAGACAAAAGCCGGCAAGGACAGAATCATACCTATTGCGGATTGTGTTATGCCCTTTTACCGCGAAATTCACGCCCTGGCAGTCGCTTCTAAATCAGGTACACTTATCCCTCAAGGGTACACATCAAAGTACCTAGGAAAGCCGATAAAACGATTCTGTAAGGAAGTAGGAATATCGGACCACCTACCACATGATACCCGCCACACGTTCATCACCTTGGCCAGTAACTACGGAATCGATCGTTATATTCTGAAGTCCATCGTTGGCCATACGCAAAGTAAAGACATAACGGCGGACGTGTATACGCATAAAACGATTGAGCAGTATATCGCGGAAGTAAATAAGATACCCGCATCATTTCGTTAACAGGTTGTGCAACAGTTGAGCAACGCACACGAATTTTAGCAATTTTTAAAAGAAAAAGCACAGTACCTATGCGCATAAGTACTGTGCTTTCTGTATTTGTGAAACTGTATGTCTTATTTGGAGTACAATTCGACGATAAGTGTTTCGTTAACTTCGATAGGAAGTTCT